TAATACAATTATATCAGCAATACGGTATAGGAAATAGAACAATCCCTGTCTTGTTGGGGTTGTTCTATTAGACCGGACGATAGAATTACTTTAGTATACTACTTATTCTCAGTACCGTACACACCACGTAGTTCACGCTCTGTTTTGCGGTTATGAAGCCACATAATAGCCTCTTCAATCTTTGTAAGCGCTAAATTGTTCTCGCGCGACGGCAGCTCCTTATTGTATGCGTTGAGTCTCGCATATGCTACGATGAGCAGGTCTTCAATAAATACGCCGTTACGTTCAGTTGCAGCAGTGCCGTTGGCCAGTCGTTTTCAGTGACGTAGGACGTGTCGAATGAACACGAGTCGTCTTTCGTCCAGTTGCCAACACCTGGCACGCCGCGGATAGCGAAGTCATGTGTGGCTTGATATGAATAGATTGTACCGAGCTGATAACCGCCGATATTAACAACCCCGTGCGCCGTGCCCCAACCATTGTTTCTGAACCCTAACAGCATGCCGTCTTTACCAAAGATTGATTTAACCGCGGAACGCGCACCAGTTGTTGGTATCTTTATTGTCATCGTCGGCGGCTGGTTTTACCATGAAATATACGTTCATATCAGCCTGATACATAGCGATTGGGATTTTAACGAAATGGATAGCGGTATCGCCGCGCTTTAGTTTTAATTCGGGTGTCATTGTTCTACTCCTAGTGCGATAGCTTCTAGCGCTACTTTGCCGGCGTTCATCTTAAAGTGTTTATCCTCTAATTCAAGCCTCATCTCATGCCAATACTCTTCCATCTCTTTTGCTTTCTGCCATTCAGCGGCAAGGGCTTGCTCTTCGTCAGGTTTAGGGAGAGTTTCAAATGCTAATTGCTCGTACATTATTTACCCCTTGTAAAATGCGAGATACCGAGCGCACTAGCGATTGTACCGACAGCGCTTGCTGCGATTGTTGATACTTGATTGCTGAGTTCATAGCTCGTAACGCCAAACACTGCGAGTAAGCTCATCGTCATGACAGTGATTGGTATACCGATAACGCCCATTAGATAAACAACCAGCCGTACATTATCAGGGATTGTCGGCTTCCAGCCGTCTACTTCGGTAAATTTGTTGTCTTCTTTCATTTTCTCAAACTCCTCCTTGCTTAATCCTGCTGCTGGTGCTGGTTTTTCTGTCATTTTTTTATCCTCCTGCGTTAATGACTGGTTTTTATTGCTTTGACCCGCGTTATTCGCCTTTTTAGCTTCTTCTTCAGCGCGTTTTTTGGCGTCCTCAGCCTCTTTGGCTTTGTTTTTGGCTTCCTGCTCAGCTTTCGCCTTTTCCTCAGCCTGGCGGGCTTTCTCAGCTGCTTCGCGGCGTGCTTCAGCTTCTAACGCTCTTCGTTCTGCTTCGGCTTGCTTATTCGCTATCAATTGAGTGTGTTCCCGAGAGTTTAATAAGTCTTGCCTGACTTGGTCTAGCGTCCAGCCTTTTGCAATCTGAGACTTGTAATGAGCGATACCGCCCTCGTCTGCGTCGCGTTCTAAGATGTCACGGTAAGCTTGTTTAATTGCTGAGGTTAGTTCAGCGTCTTTCTGTGCGGCTGCGCTCTGGGCAGCTTGAGCTTTGTTAGCTTCCAGCTGCTTACGCTCGTTACTATTCATAAGGTCGCTGCGGATTTGGTCGATAGTCCAACCCCCCGCTGCTTGCTGGCGGTAGTGATTGATACCGCCCTCATCGGCTTCGCGCTCTAGTACTTCGCGGTACACCTGTCTTATTTGGTCGTCTGATACGCTTGGGCGGTTGCCTACATAATTTCTCATGCGATAGAACCGCGGTGCACCCCTACGCCAATTAACATAGAGCGGGTCGATACGCGATGAATAAACAGTGTTACCGGCTATAACACGAGTTGATGAGCCTGGCAAGGCTACATTCTGCTCGAAGACGCGGTCTCCGCTCAATAACACGCCGATGTGTCCGTATCCGCCGCCATCCTGTTGCCAGACGACGATATCGCCTTGAGCGCGTTGGTCAGCGGCTACTTCGTAGGCTAGCCCTTGATTTACTAACGTGTTGCCGAAGTCTTTAGCGTGCCCGCGACCCGCTCCGGGATTTGGCAGTTCGCACATCTCCGCGCCGAACCATTTAGCCAAACTGACACATTGACCAGTTAAGTCGCCATCATTCATCGTGCCGTTAGAACTGCCTGGAAAGAATATTCCTAAGCGTTTTGCTGCGTAATCGTCTGCGTTTGGGTTGGTTGCCATTATTTTTTGCCCTCCTTACTTTGAGCGTCTACATGATTAATGAAGTGATTAGTATAGTATTCTGCTGCGGCGTAGCCCCCTATCGCAAGCGCGCCGGCGATAACAATACTAATCGTACGTGTCTCAAAAGCTACCTTGAACTTCGTCCACATGCTTTGTTCGCGCAACATCTCTTTATTCTCTAACGTAGAGATACGGTGTTCATGGTCTTGGTGAATGCTTTCGATAGCTTTAATGGTTGTATCATATTCATTGCGCGGTACGACTGAGATAGATTTAATAGCGTCTTGAATATCATCGACGGCGGCTTTAATATGTGCAATGTCTGCTTGCATAGCGCCGTTCTTTTCGGCTTGTTCAAGCATGAATTTGTTGATTTGGTCGGTCATTTGGGTTAATCCTTTTTCGGCATTGGGTCGTTAGTAAACCAAAAAGCAGAACCATGACGCTCGTCTATACCTGTTCGACTGCATGCGTTTCTAATTGTGCCGTCCGGCAAGAATCTCATTAGCCCATGACCCGAGAGCGCACGGTTGTTGAGAAGCGAGTAAGCCATATTGACAGACTCGACAGGACGCCACCCCTCAGGAAGCTTTATGCTAAATGAGTTGTCGTCCTTGTCATTGACATTGGTCGTACAGCTCATGCGAACCGTCACTAGGTCTCCTCGGCGAATAAGGTCTATTGAGAACCCATCCGTAAGTGGCAACTTAAGCTTGCGTTCTTCTATGTTGAGATAGTCACTAGAAACTTTGCCGGATGTCACCGCACCCGAACTATCTGTCTGCAAGATTCCAGCTGTGGAGCCGCCGTGGATAGATTTTAACGACACGGCTTTGTCTTTGATCGTTCCATCTGTATTGAATGTTATATCAAGCGCGTCCATCAGTTCATCTACCCACGACGAACTGATGTGCATTACAGCGACAGTTTTTCCGCCCGGCTCGTAGGCTTGGTCGGTACCTTGCATTAGCTCTAGCCCGGTGATTTCTGAATTATTCAACACGCCTTTCCATACGGTATACGATCCTTCCTCTTCCTTACCCTCTGCAGTTTCACGGTATATGCTGAATATTACCGCTGTTCGCGTCTCCCAGTTGTTCGGGTTATCAATCGTCAGCGATGTTGCGCCAACGGGTTTACCTGGGTTAGCAAGCGTTGTCTTTGTACCGCGCTTACCGACGCGCAGCAGTTTGTCGTGTATCTGTGCAGGCATTTATTCTTCTCCTTTCATTTAATCGTCTCCCTGATACAATCCTGGTATGACTTTCCCTGTTATAAACACAGAGTTAAGCGCATACGAGGCTCTGCTATCGGTTGAAAACTCCACCTGTAGCTGCGACAATATCTCTCCAACTTCTTCGTTTGATGGCAATTGACCCTTTGCACGGCTTGTCGACGCTTTGAGCGGATAATCCCACTCCATCGTCGACCACTCTGTGTCGTCCCAGCCTGTTGCAGATATAGCCGGCGTTATTTTTCTTGTCGTAAGGAGGGCGGTTTCCTCGTTATCTTCACCGATTCCATAGATATTGACGCTTATTTCACCAAGAGGACGCAGCAAAAGCCACCGAACCATATCTATAGACGCCATCTGTAGTGCCGAGTCGTCAAATGTTACTCCCGGCAATGATAACCGCGTCCTAAACGGTGTTCCATCGTCATCAAGCGCAGACTTATTAAACTCAAGTATTCGATTCTCACTCACGATGCACCAGTGGGTCGCACCGCTTGAGTCTTCATATTTCCACATAAAATCAGCTGATATCGTCCAGCGCAGTGTCCATGCGCCATTTCGCGAGTAGTCGTATATCCAAATCTCATTGTTTTTATCTGCACCAACTGGCAAACACCAGGCAATACGTCCATCGAGGTCTAATCCTATAGCTCTTGATAGTGCTGATAAGTTCAGTTTGTCGCAGTCCGGCTGAATCGTATCAGTGATGTTATTTGTTACCAAAATATTGATCAGCTGTGCTTTTGAGCCGGTTGTCTTGAATGTTCTTCCTGTCGGGTAATAGAGCGAGTTATTTGCCTCTACGACTGCTAGGGGTGAGTATGTGCCAGATTGACCGTTTGCGCGCAAGATACTTGGATACGTAATGGTGTAATCCCCTACTGCCTGGTCGACAAATGACATGTGGTATAAATCGCCTGTTCCTGCCGAACCATGCGTGAGTATCGTCACGGCGTATTTGCCTTGCCCGTCACGGAATGGTTTTGCGCATACCGGTATACTATCGCCACCATAGTTAATATCCACCCAGCCGCCGCCATCAAACGGCGAAAAGTTACCGGCTTTATCGCCAGCCGCAGAGTACCATAGGCGGTATCTATCTTTCATGTCGCCGACGCCATACATTCCATCGTTTGTTGCACTCAAGAATGTAATAACTGGACCTTCTGTTGAGTTTCCTTCAGGTGCTTTCTTATATGGATTAAGCGCTGCGCGGTTATTGTCGACAAATTTCACTGTCGCCGTGGCAGCTTCGCTTGGCTGCGGGACGTTTCCAAGATACTGTTCTTCACCAGCAACCGTACCGAAGTAAATGTTATAGCTCGTTGCACCTGCTACTTTCGGGAACGTTACAGTGATGTATTGTGTGTTTGGATCCCATGAATTTCGATAGCTCCCTACGGTTATAAGCGCTGCTTCGCTTGCTGCTGTCTCGCCTACCGTGTTGTTCGCGCTTACTCGTATACGGTAGGTTACCGTTGCGCCATCAAGCCCTTTTGCGCTTACTGTAGGTTTGGCGGGCGTTTGGATTGACGTGTAATCAACAAGCTTATTCTCTTTAATGTCGAAGTACGACATTTTATCGCTACCATTACTGATATATACGCGGTTATTCTCTTGCACGAATTGCACTTGACGATGTGGATTGTACGTACCGCCTACATCCGTCCATTGTCCGCCGTCTCGGTTGTATAGAACATGTCCTTTGCCATTGATCACCTGCATCGTAATCACGTAGTGCTCCGGCGCCGTTGACGGTACGACTTTTATAAACGTACTTACACCAATAACTTCCCCGAGCGGCTGCGTGCCATAGCGCGTTGTACCTGGGCGTACTTGCGGTATACCGTCCTGAGTCAGCTCCATGTTCGTCATATCAAGCAGACAGTTCTTACGAGCGCGGATTGCATCGACAAATGACATATACCCGCTGCTCCACTCTTTTAGAGCGATATTAACGGGTGGTTTCGTGCGGCGCTGGCGATTTGTCTTTGTTGTTTTCATTACAACCTCGGCATACGGCTATACGCCCGCTTAAGTTTTCGCCCACCACTAATTTGCGACTTCATGTCGCGTGCTGCCATTTCCTGATATTCGTTGTTGGCTAATTCAAATATACGATCCGCCTCATCGTCTTTCGCGGGGTCGTTTCGCGCAAGCATTGCTGCTGTTTGTAGAGTAAGCCAACGCGGATTGTCGCACGCGACTGTATCGTTCTCTCTCCTCATCTCCTCCGGGTATGCAAGCGTCTCTACAACCGCCGATCCGGTGTAATCTTCCGGATTGATAAGGTGTAGTATTTTCTCGCCCTTTGGACCGGTGATATACGCTCCAGATTTTACGTCATACCTCTGTTTGAAATACACAATAGGTACTTGCTTATTTTGGTATGTGCAGGATATTACTTTGCAGGTTTCTTCCGGCAGGCTTATCTGCCCGTTTACGATAGGTAGTGTAAGCGCTCCGGCATATAGACTTTCCCAGTCATGGTCGGGATCTTCAGCCCAGCGGTCTTGATTGTCATTAGCGAGCGATAAATATACTTCATATTTCGGTTCGCTTGGCTTTGGCGCTTTGCTGGACTGCTTGCCTTTATACGCCAAATGTATTTTTGCAATGAGGGTTCGTACGTTCATTTACGTACTCCCGTGTATAAGTAAAACGCCGCGTGACTCATGAATATTCCTTTCGGAACACTCCCACGTCGGGGCGGCGTTCGTTACTTATATTTTCGCACAACACGAGCGTTTTCGCAAGCCTTATAACCGGCGCAGCTCCAGGTTGCTCTTGCTCTTCTTCGTGTTTCCTCTGCTTGACGACATCTTGTGCATATTTGGCATACGCGCCGTCACGCTACCGGCAGATAGGCTCGTACCTGAGTACTTCTTGATCAACGAGTTTATATCGACCGCACCGGTGTTTTTAATGGTTTTCATAAAGCTGCTAATGTCAGCACTGGTGATTCCATTTCGTCCCCTACCGCCGCGTCCGTTACCGCTACCGGTCTGCGTTACGACTTCCTTGCCATCTCGTTCAATTTTCAGAGCTTTTAGCGCTTTGGCTTCATCTTTCGATAGATAGCCCTCTTTTTGCAATTGCGATATCACTGCGTTGCTCGCGGCAAGATATCCGTTCTTGTAGATACTCTTCTTACGATGGTCGCGCAGAGTATTTAGCAAGGTATCATGGTCTTTCTCCTCAGCAAGCGGGCGATAGAAATTATCCATCTTCACGTCTGTACTGAATGAGGCAAGCGCGCCATACTTTATATCGCCCTCACTGTATCCAGACTCTTTGTAGTAGCGCTTCTTTACCCAGTCCGGCAGTTCTTTCAGTTTATCCTTATTTAAGAACATGTTGATTGCGTTTGTGGCTTTTGATGATGAACTTGCTTTCTTTTTCGAGTCAAGCATTTTATCTAAGGTTTCATCGCCGGTGGATTTCGATTTGGCGTCTTTCTTCGGATCGAAGTCTGTACCCTCCTCTAATCCATAGCCGAGCAGATAGTTCTTATAGGCGCTATCTGATTCGCCTTGCGCCTTAGCGAGCTGCTTATGTAGAGAGCGCTTGATTTCGCCGTCTTTGGTGAGAGCGACGCCATCGGATATCACTGTGTCACCTTTTTTAATAGACTTCTTCAGCGACTTAACGTCTTTCTTACTCAACCCGTCAAGCGATAGCTCGCCTGCCTTGACGCCTTGCACAGTCGACGGTGCACCGGCAGCATTTGTCGGCGTTGCTGCTATCAGCCAGTTGTCCGTACCTTTATCCTTCTGCACTTCCCAGCGCGCGTTAGGACCAAACAGTAAACTCTGCACATCGCCAAGTATATTGCCTCTGTCTATCTCAACGCCAATATCACCATTTGCTTTCTGTGTATGACCGCGCATAAGTGCTGCGATAGCTTGCCCTGTTTTACGTGCCTGGCTACCCATAGGCAGCTCTTTCACAACATTCCACATGGCATTCTCCGCACGTCCGGCTCGTTCATCATCATCGTCCGCGCTCAGCGCTTTGCCAATAGATTCTCCTGTGTTAAGAAGTGATTTTATCGGCGAGGCAAGCGCTACGCCGCCGTCATATCGTCCGAGACTACTATCAGTGCCAAATATCTTTTTACGGTCTTCCTTTGATGGCAATATTACGTTCATGGCACCAGCAATCGTAGGTATACCCGACACCGTTTCAGCTCCGACTCGTTGCAACGCGCGCCCTAAACGAGCTTCAAGTGTTTTTTCGTCGTCATCACGATCGTCATCACCCTGCCCAGCGAAGTCAAATGCCGTTTGTATGAGCACGCCTAGTATATCGGAGCCTGGTTTATTTCCGGTGATTGCTTCATATAAGCTGTACATCAGGGTTGTCGTAACGAGTGTTTTTATCTGCTGGCGCGGCGTCATCTGATTCCACCGATAGCGGTTTTGCTGCGCTACTTCGCGCGTAAACTGGAGTAATGTCGACCATATCGTCCGATTGTATGCTCTTGGGGTTGATATACTGTCGCGGAATGTTACTGTATCGTTGATGAAACGCTCAGCGTATTTAACAGCTTCATCATGGTTTAATCCATGCTGTTTACCTTGATTGTATTTTGCGGCAAATTCAAAGCGGATCGTGTTAGACTCTATGACGTCCATCAGCGCGCCGCCAACCTCCATTGCTTTGTCGAACTTGCCCTTTTTACTCAGCGTATCTTTAATATATCGCGACACCACTGCATCAGACGCTTCCATGATTTTTGGATCGCGCATTGTTTTGAACGCTTTCATCATTGACTTTGTATCGGTCGTACCAACCAAATCAGTTATGCTTAGGGTCTGTGCCATCGCAGAGTTCACGTTACCGACGATTTTCGATAGTGCTGCCATCTTTTGCGCGCCGCGCAGTGTCTTGCGTCCGAGCTTGCTCATAGCATCTACATTTTCATTCTTCCAGGCACGTTCAAAGGCATCGCTTTTGCCTGCTAGGCGGTTAGCATGCTCCTGTACAAAATTAACGAATTGCCCGAGCCCCTGTGCTGTTTTCGACAGGTCTTGGAGTGTTTCTACGTCATTTGCTGTTTCGACTAGGTCGTTTGATATACTGTCGGCGGCGTTCTTCAGCACGCTCAGGTCTTCGCTGGTTAGCTTATCGGTACCTTTCTTTGCGATATAGTTTAGTTTGCGCCTAAATTGCGTATAACCGTCTAACTCCTTACCGACCGCGCGCTGAAAACCATACAGCTTCTTCATCAGCGTTGTTGCATGCTCTTTGTCAAACCTGCCATTCTGGGCATCTTGCGCTATGTTGTCTACCTGCGTTGCAAGCGATTCCATACCTGCTGGACCGAGCTTTGCGAATTGTTCTTTTGCTTCGCTAAGGGTGCGCGCTGCCATTTCAAGCGACCGGTTCATTGTTACGGCGTCTGTCATGTGAATGTTATGGAGAGCGGTCTTGCTATATTCTCTCACTGGGTCGAACGGATTTTCTGGTTTCACATCTCCGAAACGTGCTTGCGCGAACTGATTAAATCGTTGGTTTGGCTTAAACGAGTCGGTTCGTCCCACTAAATGTGCCGGCAAATCACCGCGTCCGCTTGCAGTCGTGTCTCCCATAGCCGCACTCCGGACACCGTCTATGATAGATCGCGCGACGCCATCGGTTTGCATTTCGCTAATATGGGTTATGTAGTCTTTGCGCTCTAAGATAGGCGGCTGCCCGATTTCGGCGCGCTTTTGGTTTTGGCGCAGCAGCAGGTTCTTATAAAGCGCACGCATGAATGAACGATACTCATCAAGCGCTTCGGCGGCTTTATCACCGTACACCTCTCTAAACGACTCTAGGCGCGATTCATAGCTTGGCGCTTTCTCACCGCGCGGCGGACGGGCTGGTTCAAGCACGTATACTGCTTCGCGCTGAGCTTGCTTTCGTACGCGCTTTGGTAAAGTTTTGAGAAAATTATTCTCAAACTTATTTATTTCATTACCGATAACTTCCTGCTCTTTCAGTGCTTCACGCTGCATTTTACGCGGTAATTCCACCATGATTTTCATCAAGGCTTCTTTCGTCTTGTTTATTCCGCTCTTGAAGTAGTCAATCGAGTTAGATTTAATCTTTCCGCTGCGCAATGCACCGGTGATACGGTCAATCATGCCCTCAGTCGTCCAGGTCACGCCGCTGCCAAACTTCGTCTTTCGTATTGTTTTCCAATCGATATCTTTCTGGCTGAGACTATACTTCTTCCTACCAGCATAAAGAGTTACATCACCCTTAGGGCTAATTTCTACATAATTGCCGAGGATCTGCCCAGTACGTCCGTCTACAACCCTACCGGCATCGATATAGTGGACATCAGGATCATACTCAACAAGCTTCTCTGCTGGTATACCTTCCTTTTTATCGCCCGTTGTCATCATATTATCGAATTCAGATACGAGCTGCGCATTCGTGCCGCGGTCATTCTCGCGCCAAATATATTGCGCACCGATGCCTTCCTCATGAGCACGCTTCGCTTCTTCGTTAAGTGTCGCATCATCAGCAAGGTCATCAATGAATTTGCTGTGGACAGACTTGATTTTTACATCGCCAGTCGTATGCCATGCTCCATCTTTCGTACGATATTCATAGAATGAACCCCACGTACCGTCATCATTCTTATATATCATCTGGCGGTAGTTCTCGTTTCGCAGTTCAGGGTTGCTTACATCAGCAGGAATAGCGTGCTCTACACCAGGCTTCAAGTTTTTTTGCAGAGCTTTGTCCGGTACAAGCTCGCTAATCGGGCGCATCTTGCCGTTTGCGTCCATTACGGTTGGCACTTCGTTTGAATGGCGGAATGCGCGGTCTCCGGTGATATCAAGCTTCTGCTCGGCGGCAATACGCTCCATTGCCTTTGTTACATCAGACTCTTTCAGTCCCGTCGCGCGAGAGACATTCTCACGCACATCTTTCAGTAGGTGGCGTGAGCCCTCTTCGTAGGCACGGCGAATAAGCTCATCTGCTTGGCGTATACGTTCATTGTGCTGCCGCTGCTTATCAAGCTTCTGCTGTTCAGCCTCAGCCGCAGCCTGGTTATCGCGTGCACTAGCCTCAGGTTCTTGTTGCTCTTGCTGTTGTTTACTTAGCTCCCTGCCAGTCTGCTTCATCTCCTGGATTGTATTGTTGTTTTTGACTTCCCATGCTTCCTGGCGGCGTTCTAGTTCTTCGTCCCCTACTTCGTTTGAGGCGTGGTCGTATACGTCGTTTTGCGCTACTGCTATTGCCTGCTGGCGGATGTTCTCATTAGCGTATAACCCACGGATTTGCTCTTCCATTGCTCGTATCTGCTTATGCAGTTCGATCGGCTTCATGATAATGTCCGTGAACTCTTCTACCCTGCCATCGTAGCCGGCTTCTGCTGCGAGGATATCAAGTGGGAGGGCGTCTTTGCGGACGTATGCGAGCGGTACGATTTCGCGCCAAGTCTTGCCATAGAGGTGTTCGGCATCTTGCGGGCGTATCTTTACGTTATGGTAGTTCTCTAATATACCATCAAGCACTTCCTTGGTGGTGTTGTATATTTCAAAGAGCTCAGGGTCTGACTGATACGCAACGGTTTCCAGTGCGGCGTTATAGTCTGCTTTCGTAGCAGATAATCCATACGGAGCAAGGTCGGCATTGACGCTATCTAACTCTGCACGTGAGACACGCGGGGTTTTGAGGCGGTAGCGGGAGTCTGTATCTGTGTTGCGGTTGACATTTTGAGGGAAGTTTGATATACTACGGTTAGACAGCTCCCCGCGAAATGGTCTATTCAGACCGTTTTGGGAGCTTTCTTTTATGCCATTGATTGTATACAACAGCTTGCCGTTCTTGCCGGTACCTATGTTAATACGTACATCGTAGTATGAGTCGCCAACTTTTACAGTTGCAGTCCTATATTCAAAGCCTTGTTTGGCAAATGAATGAGCTTTCTTGTCTCGTGCACTGCCAATTCGCTTTGATACTTTCAATATATCAGGTAAATCTCCAACGAGCTGACCTCGCATCGCTAAGTCGCGATCAGGGTCGACAAATTTACGAGTTGTCCTGCTATTGACACGAGCTTCCCCATCCACCCCATAGTTAAGGTCGTATGATTTGCCCTGCAAGTTGTCTTGTAGATACTTACGGATGACTTTGGCGTGCTGACTCTTCGGAACGCCATTAAGAATGTTGTTGTCGATTTCCACTACCCCAGTATCCGGATCTATCCGGTATGCTTTAGACTCCTGGCGCATGAGTCCTCGTATCTCCTCATTCACCTGTGCGATTTGCTGGCTGATGGCTCGGCGGGTTTGTGGGTCGAGCGTATTGTCCCAGGCATGCTGGAGGTTGGTGCGATGGTCTTGTAGTTGGAGCTGTTCGGGGGTAGCACCGTCTCGGATAGACTTATCAATGACCTGTTCATCGGCGTACTTGCCGCTGTAGAGGTCATTGTAGAATTGTTGATATTCCGGTGTGATAGTACCCTGGTGAGTTGCTTGGGCGACGATATGCTGTATACGGCGTAGTACCTTTTCAAAGACTGCTTTGATTTGGTCGGTGATACGCGGCTTAGCGAACTTTTCGTTGTTGCGTGCGGCGACGTATTGAATGAAGTCCTCTGCGACGAGCTCTTCAACTTGCGTTTCTGTCATGGAAGGATCTACCCGGTTGTCTGCAGCGTAGCTCATCATGATATCGGTACGCTCTTGGCTTGTCATGAAGTCGTTGAGGGCTTTATGGACCGCTTCGTGGAAATACGTAGCTTCTACGTTGCCTTGATCGCGGGCAATACGGATTTTACTTGGACCGTTCGGGGTATCGATTGTTTCGCCCATTGCTGGTTCGCCGGTACTGGTACGGAGGTTATCGGCAAACTCTACGTTTGGCGCATCCATACCAAAGAGTTGGTTATTTGCGCGCTGTACGGCAAGCATATCGGCACGACTTGCAGTACCGGGGGCTGTACCAGCGCGGTATGCGGCTTCAAGGGCAGGAGTCATACGCAGGTCTTGGCTGCCGGTATCTAGGCTAGTTGGCTGGATTGATTGCGCTACTGGAGCATCTTGAGCAAACTGCGCCTGCTGGTTGTAGACGGGGCTTACGTTATTCTGATAGCCTTGGGTTGTGTTCTGTACGCCGGCTTGGACTGGTTGTGCTTGGGGCTGTTCGACGCCTTGTATGCTTTGTGGAGCAGATTGCGCAGTGGCTTGGTTTTGGTTGATTGTAGCAGGGGTATTCTCTGTGGTATTTGTTGTTAAGCCATACTTTGCTGGAATACTGCTGTTTAGAGCGGTTTCCACTTTCTCAGCCACGCTTAAGAACTTCGTACGCGGTGTCACGACGCCATTTTCTATAGCCGCGCGCGTCTCATAGCGGTTGCGTGGTTCAATAGATGTTACGTCCGGCAGATCCGGGTCGCGTTCGGTTACGCGCGATTCTACGCGTTCTGGGGCGGTATTGCGCGCGGTATCAGGGTTTATACTTGCCGCCTGTCCTACTGCTTGGTCTTGATTGAGCGCTGGGTTAGCTGCGGTATTAGCGAGTGTTTGGTCTTGGTTGGTGTTTGGGTTAAGAGCTTGGTTTACATTACCGCTGTTCCTATTCTGCGCATGCTGGTTGATTACATTTGACATGGCGCTTCTTCCATGCTGGATACCTTTACCAGCGCCATGCATCATACCGCCGCCGAGTGCACCGAGCGCACCGGCTTCAAGATAATTTTTGAAATCAGTATTACGTTTGCCATCATCAGCCATGTCGTCTGCATACGCCTGGACAAACTCTTCAAGCCCCTCTTCGCCGGCTTTCTTTAAGCCTTCTTTGGCTGCGTTGGCTGCGATGGTTTTGAGACCTTGCTTACCGACTTGTGTGGCAGCTCCTTTAGCACCGAGCCCGATAGCTTTCAATAACGTGCCTGAACCACCTAATGGCAGTCCTCCGATATTAACGCCCGCGTTAAGCAGCTCGCCGCCTTTTTGCGTGTCGCTAAGCGTGCTTACCGTCCCATCATCATTGACTCTTTTACCGGATGTTGCACGCGAGATTTGTAGTGGCGTATCGAGAAAACTTTGAGCAATACCGCTCGGCAGCTTTGCAGCAAATCGCCCGTAGTCTCCGAGGTCATTCCACTGAAAGCCCTCCTCCTTATCACTGCTGTCTACCCACTTGTTATAACTGTCTAAAGCATCAGAGACTGGTTTTTGGACTTTCTTATAAAGGCGCTGAAAGTTTTGCTGGTTCTCACTACCGAATAAGCCCTTTTCGTGGAATGGGTTGAGGTATGGGTCGAGCGCGCTGGTTGTCTTTTCACCAGGCATGGTTCTCTTCAAATAATCCTGCGACACCTTATCGCCCTGATTTGCCATGTCGGTGACCATGAGGGTTTTATCTGCGCCTGTGCCCTTTACATAGTCGTCGACGTTGATTTTCTGGTCGCCGTTATAGAAATCAAATCCTTTGTCTGCACGCTGAACTTTGCGGTAGCCGATGTTTGCTGGTTGGTTTTGGGGTTGTTGTGTTGGCTGTGTAGCTGGTAATACACTTTTATTCGTATCAGCAGCATTCATTGATACGTTAGAGGTTTGCAGTTTTGGCGTCTCAGGCTGTTGCTGCGGCTTTGGGACTGCACTCCACGCGCCTGCGCCAGTGTTGGTCGGAGTGGGCGATAGGTTGATTTGCGGGGTTTGGTTTTGTTGGTTAGAGACAGGTGCCGGTTTTTTCTCTTCTTCTTTTTTCTTGCCGAATAGATTGTTGAAGATATTGCCAATCCAATCAAACATATCGTCCGCTCCTTTCCTTGTTGCCTGGTGCTAGACCAGTTGTTTCTTACGTTTGTCTTCTTCTTTCATGCGCGCCAAATAATCGCCGCTCGTGTCGGTGTCGTAACCGGTGCCGTTTGGATCATCCACGGTGATACCGTTTAGGTCGTTCGCGTAGTTTGTGAGCTTCGGGTCGCTTACTTTCACGTCGCGTACATTCACTGGATTGCGGTAGTTATCTAGCAAGCTTGCTAGGGCGCGGTCTATAGCGTCTTTTTGGGCGATATCGCCAGCCATAGCGCCTTGTACTTGCCGCCAGCCGCCGCCGGCCGTCTGAGCACGTTTACCGAGCAATTCTGCGCGGCTTGAGTGGTATGCCGACTCCTTGCTCTTGATATCGTTGTCTAGGGCAGCTTCCTTATTACGCTTCTGCTCCTGCAGGTCTTGCACGTTGTTGTTGTAGCTTTCCTTAGTCTCGTCTTCAGCAGTCTTCAGGTCGCGCATATTGGTACTGTAGGTGTCGGCTACTTTACCGCGGGATTTGCTTGCGTCTTGAGCTACGGCGTATGGTACAACGTTTGCACTTGCGCTTGAGCGTCCTGCGCCGGCGCGCCCAAGCAGGTTCTGTAAGGCGCGGTATTTATTTGCACTGTTGATATCAATATCTTCGGTGCTGTGCTGGAAGTCTCTTGTTGTGTCTGAACGTTTGGTAGCATAACGGCTTAGGGCGCGTGATTGCTGCTGGTTGAGCCTATCTATGCCCTTGTTGTATGCATCGTTGATTTGGTTTTGAGCTGCATTACGGGTTGCACCCAGGTTGTTCAGTGAATTATCGATAGCGCCAATTTGCTGGTCTATCATGCCGAGGGTGATGTCACGGTCTCTGTTGGATTGGTAGTCACCTCCTCCGCCGCGGTAGACAGTGCCACCTGTGTTTCCTTGAGGTTGATTATTTCCGCCTTTATGTTGATTGCTATCGCCTACAGTTCTACTTCCTACACCCTCAGTAATCGCATTCTGCCATGCTCCTCTACGTTGGTCGTCTGCAATACCGCCGCCAGAATACACAACCCTACCGGTATTGGCTGTCTTGCCTCCACCTACCAGTTCTGATATTCCCCAGTCGGGTAAATTAGCTTTAGTTCCCAACCAGTCAATAAATTGTCCTGCCCAGTTTGCCATAATAAAAATCCTCCCTTTGGATTACAGAGAGGATGTAGTGAGTTAGATAAAGTGATTAGTTTAGCTGGCAGAAGTGCTGCACGGAGTAGTACCCGTCTTGTCCGTTTAGACGTCCCTCGGCTACATAGATACCGACAAGCTTATACTTACTATCAATGGTAGCATTGTGATGGGCTTCAGAGCCTTTTGTGCTGTTGTACGAATCGCGTGACGTTGCTCCATATTTGGGATACCACTGAAGATTTTCACCTGCATATGAGCATAGCTGATTAGTGTTCCTAAACACTAGAGTATATCCATCTACTCCAGTCGCTGGACTTATATGCTCAAGGTATTGATTCTTCACCATATCCTCCGCCTTTTCCCTAGCACTTGCTACGAGTCGCTCGTCTACGGCAAGAGGCGACACACCTTTACTTTGCCGTTCCTGGTTCACGAGCTCTAGGATTTCGGTAGCGTCTGGTGGACCTTCGTCGTACTTATCGCGAGGCGTATGCGTTGCACTGTTACTAGCATTAGCCGCGTCCGTTCTCAGGTGCGCTTGATCAAACATAGCTGAAACACCGACGATGGCTGCAAGTACGAGTATGCCAAACCCTAATACGCAGAGTAAGTGACCAGCTGCACGCAACCGCTTACCAGCTTTTGCAGTGAATATCTCCACGATTGCCGATATACCAGATGCCAAAGCAAATACGAATGCAAAGATGAAATACACGCCTTGCATGTTTGCATCTGGCTCTTTACCCTGGGAATACGCCATTACAGCAGCTGTCGTCGCAGCAAGCATACTGAGGGCGTACAATACAGCAAAGATACTAGACAATCGCTTGCGTAGGAGCTTTCTCAGGAGAGTTGGTGGTTGATCGTCTTCGATGTTGGCAACACCATTTCGTTGATATCCACGAAATGGTTGAGTTGGTGGTTGATCATCTTCGATGTCGGCAACCTGAACGTCGTCATTATTGTCTGTCTCCTCATAGAACGGTTCATAATGTTTCAAGGCTGCCGCCGCTTTGATGTATCGAACCATGCACAGTATGCCGATGATGCCTGGCGTAAGCATGACCGAACCTAGTATACCAACAATCACAGACAGCTTAACCATCTTCTTGCTACCGAGATTACGCACACCAACCGATGGTAGATATACAACCAAGAATAGCAAGAGTGCTATAAATAGTGTGAGCGCCGTTGTATCAGCAGGGTTAGCCCCACTGGATTGTGCCTCACAAACTTTAATTCCGAGAGCAACTAGCGCAAGTACAAAGAGAGTTACGCCCAAACGTCCTGCCGCTACTATCTTTCTTGCCGCATCTTGTTGTTTCTGGTTAGAATAACGCTCGTCAATTTGCGAATATGTGATTACAGCCATTCCGCTACTCCTCCATGATGCGAGCATGTCCCACGTCCGGTTGAGTACGAACGCCAACCGTCGCGACAAATTGCTCCGCCTCGTTCGTCCTGCTCGTAGGTGTTTTGCACCTGCGGGAGCTGCTGAACGGTTGGCTGCGGAGCAGGCTTAGCGGTATAGGTTATCTCCTCCAGCACCGGCTCGCGTAAAGTCGTGAACTGAGGGTCGTAGCCTTTCTTGCTTGCACGGCAAATCCTCTTTTCACCATTGACACCTTGCCTCGTAACGGCTTCAGTGTACCCGTACGGAGATTGTTTTGCCTCTTCGTTTTTATAAACGTTACCATACGCGATCACTTCGTTAAAGCAATCGGTATACGTCACCGGCTTCAATCCTTCAATGATACTGCCGCCAACGAACCAAGCGCATACTATAGCAAGTATGCCAACTACCACCTTATTTTTCATGCTTATATGCTAGCATAATAGAGGTGATTTGTCAATCAAAAGCACATTCATGATGTATTCGTAGGTTTTACCCCACTCACTACATCCTCTCTACTTGTTAATGATTAGTTTTCGGAGTACTTGCTTCCTCCCACGTCGGGGCGGGAAATAGTTGCTACGAGCATCAGGTAGCCATTGGTTACTACACACTCCCGCGTCGGGGCGGCGAGTAGTGCGCAACTCCCACGTCGGGGCGGCTGCTCATAGCATAATGCTAATACTAGCGTAGCATGATAGGGCGGGTTTGGCAATGTTACTTCTTTAGCGCTTCGATGAGGGCATTACTGCCAAGAGCAATGATTGCACCTAATATTGCAGAACCTATCGTAATCATAATATTATTGCGCTTTCTAGCTTCATTTGAGCTCACAACCTCGTCAATCGCTTTTTTCGTATCAGTATCATTCTTAATTCCATCAACGGATATTTTCTTCACTAAATCATTTACTGGCTTATAATCTCGAAGTACGCGTTCTACGTTCGGACCGAGCACATCGGTACGCATTGTATCATCAACGACCGCTTTGGTCGCACGTGTATACTCATCATTTTCATCGTTATCATTATTTAATGGCATCCGGTTTCTTCTTCAACTTATCCGCTGGCAACAATTTCATAACAGACCCATCTTCTTTTGTAATACTAACACTTCCCCCCTTAGCATTACTCAAAACTCCAATAGCGAAAGTGATAACGTCATCACTATCCTGCAAATCATACTCTTCCTTTATACGATTAAGCGCAACTAGGTCACCATTGTTTATGGTGTACGTTGCTTCACCGTCTTTTTCGCTCGTCTTCTTTACAGGCATATCCTACCTGTAATTATATATCATTGTGCAACACAAAACTAGGGTGTATTGAACAAATCATACACTCACAAGCGTGGCGTAGGCTACAACGATTGCTGCCTTGATGGCAATAGAACTTTTGAGATCTACGCCACACTTGTCGATATACGATTGAGAGCCTGCTGGGGGTGCAGCCTCTACAACAAATCATCCGACGTTGTTAACGTGGCAGATTGATATCCTGCGGTCGGTGTCCAGGCTCCTTGTTGTTGCCGTTGTCGCGGAATAAATTTTGCTCGCACTCCGTGTTTGCGTCGTCGATTCGTTTCAAGTCCTCAGCGACATCTTTTTCCACGGTAATGTACACATCTCTTTTTTCACCCGACTCTTCGTCAATTTCTACGCCGCCGCGATACGCTTTGCCGTTGACGCAGACCGTATGTGCTAGGTGGATTCGTACTGTGTCGTCAGTCGGTTCCGGCGCAGGTGCTTCCGGTACGACGTCCGTATCAATTTCACTGTCTTCAGGTACAGGCGTGCCCTCCGCTAAGCTGTCTAGCTTTGCGAGTACCGCTTCATCAATAGTGTCTAGCGATACAAGCGCACCGTCTTTACGGTATTGAACTTGCCCGTTCGCAGCCGTCTTTTTTGTAAATACTGCCATAAGTATCCTTTGCTATTACGTTGATATGGTGGGGCGCAAGGACTTTCCCCGCGCCCCGAGAGCTGGCTAGTAAGCCGAACCGCTCTCGATACGCGCCATCCAGTTGTTGTTCAGGATGCACGCCTTTGCCGCTGCTTTCCAGCCGAGCGTCATGATTTGCTCAAGCGGGTCAGACACGCCGCCAGGACCTTGCTTGTAGGTTTTCAGCTTCTGCAGGTCGGTATTCGCATATGCATCCATGCCAAAGAGAAGGCTCGTGTGAATGTCCACTTTCCCTGTGTTTTTTACGGTCGGGATCATGTTGCTGCGGATTACCGTAACGCCCGAGAACCGAGCAATCGTACCGGTGTACAGTTCGTTTGCTTTATCTCTGTTCGCTTGATGGATTGCCGCCTGCTTGAAGTCTTCGTCCTTCATGAGATCCTGCTCAACCATCGGGTCGACAACGAGAACGAAGTTACCGTCACCGGCTTTCATCTCGATCTCTTTTGTCGACTCTTTGCGCGTTGCGACTTCGGTAAACTCGCGTGCACCCGATTGGCGCAAACGAGCGACCTCAGCGCGTACGTCATCCCATTTCAGGATGTCAGTCTTTGCCAAGCCGTCGCGCGTAGTCTTGTTGTTCGCATAGCGTACTGCCGTACCTTTGCTAACGACATTATAGATTGCGCGGTCTAAGCTACGCGCCGCCTGCGTGCCGAGAATCTGATATTTCTCCTGCATTGAGCGGTGCTTCGGCGTTAAGCCTGCCAAGTCGGTGATGGTGATGTAATCACCGTACTGGTCGATCGTCGCGTTGATGGCCGACGTTGCAAGCTTGCTACCTGCCGGAGCGACACCTTCCGTTAGTGGATCGGTCACAATATCAAGTTCGGCATATTGCGTAAACCGAATACCTTTGCCGTTACCAGCCGGAATGTTTTCTAGGTGACCGAACTGGTTTAACACTGTTTGATATTTGGCGCGTTTGAGCGTCTGCGCCGACATGTATTCCTGAATGTCAGCGGCAAGTTCTGCTGTAGTTGTCTTTACACCCATGGTTTCCTCCTATTGGGATTACAAGCGCCTATACGTCCGTAAGCGGTACATCACCGATACGCGCTTCCAAATCACTCATACGGTCTGCTGAACCGGTTGAGCGGACTGCACTGCCAGCACCGCTGCTGTTAGCACGGTTACGCTGTGCGCTTCGCTGTCCGTACGATCGTTCAGCTTTGATCATCGCTTCGTATTGTGGCGCTTTGGTTTGTAAATATTCGAGTGGTGAGGGCGCTCCCTCGTGTGTGCCTACAATCTGCGGATTACCGTTTGCATCTTCGGCAACGATGGCATAGCGGTGTGCCCATTCTGAGAGTGCCTCTTCGTGGAGAAATTGATTGTAGTGCGGGTCAGACGGGTTAAATAGCGGTATGCTTGATTCAGCCTGCATGACCGATAGCCGAGTCTGTTCGCGCGTTTGCTTTACCTGCATGAGGGCTTGCTCAGCTTGGCGCGCTCGCTCGTTTCGCCGCAATTCCCGTAGCTGGTCGGCTACGGCTGGATCCATGTCTTCAAAGTCTTGCTCGTCAGGCTCGACGTTTATGAATTCATTGATCGCCTGGTTGCTTAATTCCTCAAGCAGTTGAGAGTCGGCTTGTGCTGCCTGCTGCTTCGCGGCAATGCGGCGTTGTGCGAAGTAGTTGTTCCTCTCCGATTCAGACATGTTGTCAGGATTATCCGATGTACCTTTCGCGTCATCTTCCGACTCTATGCCTGTTTGCTGTTCCACGGAGTCTGTGCTCCGGCCGTCATCATCATGTTGACTCTCTTGGCTATCGTTATCGTTGTCAGAGGTAGTGCCGAGTCCACCATCCGGTTTCGATAAGTCGTAGCTGTCAAGCACATCAACTGATGAGCTGTTGTCTACAGTTGTTTCAGTAGTCTGAGCTGCTGAATCTTCCATAGGACCACTCCTTTCGTTAGTTACTTCACGTTTATACGGGCGGTGCCCGAGGGTCGGAGGAATCCCCGATCGACAATCGACAAGTGGTAGTTGGTAAGATCGATTGCCGGTCGCGGACGCCTACGGCTGCGGGGTTGGTTCTATCGGGACGATATCGTAGTCATCTCCTTTCTTCACAAGCATTTTTCCATTCGGGATTGCCTTTACGTGCCCATGGCGGTTCTGGCAACTCGTGCACACCAGGTCGTTACCGCGCTGTTCCCACTCGTGGTGCTCCGGTGGATCTGGATGTTCCATAGTCAGTTCCTCCGACTGGTTGAGCTTCAGCGCCTCAAACTCTTTATTGTTCGTCATGGGTTACTCGCTTTCTTCGCGCTCTCTAATAGCAGTATTACTTTCCGCAATCGATCTGCTACGATTTCGCTTGCGCGCATTTCTACGGCATAATCTGAGTCGGTCGGGTGGGGGTTACTGCTTCTCAGACGGCTTAGGATTGCGGTATTTGAGTCATTCTTCTTTAGCTCGATCTCCAGGATTTCAATCAGCTTGTCGGCCGCCGGTGCAAGCAGCATGTGTACGTTCTTTATTTCGTCGCGGCGCTCATCCGCCTTGGTCGGTTTTTTCTCCGGCTTCTTCTTTGGCGGGCGGTTCACGCCCAAAAATATCGCTTCGTTACTAGCCATTTGTTGCTCCTATTCGCGCCAAAAACTCTCTAACCGCCTCATCGCTCCATCCACGCGATTTTAGCTCTGCGGCGACCTGTTCATCATCCGAGGGGCTTTCCGTCGATTGTGCGCCATTCTGAGCGGTCATTTCTGTCTTGGCGGCTTCTTGCTGCGTTTTCATTTGCTGCGGCGCAAGTTTTTCCTGCTCCTGCTGTACCTTTACCTGGTCAAGCGCACTCTGTGTCTGCATAGCCTGTAGCTGTTCTTGATTATTGATTGTCTGTTGTTCTTCCTGAGATAGCGGTGTGATGATTTTATCGACATTATCAAGCCCAGATTTCTCAAATAATCCGGATATCAATTCGCCCCAGTGAATCTCTTTGCCGTCCTGGCGCAATTTGTTCTCAATATCAGGGATTGACGCGGCGGCGTTCATCGCCTCTACAATTCGCTGTTTGGTTGCGTCATCATCTTCAAACTTCGACGAGCCCGGGTCGACTTCGAACCGGTATTTCGCTTTCTTCAGTTCTTCAAACTCTGCTAATATCTCTGCCTTACCTTCCGGTACGTCATAGCCAGCAGCACGTAGTTTATCGCCTTGCTCCTCAGTGATATTGATAGCGTCCGAACCGTCACTGTTCTGTATTGCGATATTGATCATCAACTTCGCAAGCGTTGCCATCATGTCGTCTGCTGCTTGGCGCTGTGCATTGTCGCGTGCGCTTCGGCGTTCAGCCTGCTGTCGTATACTTGCCGGCACCTTCGAGTACTGCGTGTTGCCGCTGTCTGCTGCAGATACCGAGCCATCGTTTGTACCGATGAGATTCATAATGTCAGTCTTGTACGAGCCGATTAGGGTTGGGAATGCTTGGAGGATTGTCTTATCGGGAGTAAACCAGTCTATTTGGGCGTTACCGGTAAACATGAGATTACCTGGACTAACGACGAGCGAGTCAAGGTCGAGGTTTGGATCGTTTTGCGTATCGCCGGCTACTTGCACTGCCGGGTCGAGCGCCTGCTGAATTCCATACGCGTTTGCGGCTTTCATGAAATCAAGCATGTTCTGCCCGGGACCGATCTTCTCATAGCGGCTTACGCCATACGGGTTAACCATGTTGATTTTGCGATACTTGAAAAATATCGGTAAGTCGCCAGCAATATCGGTATTAGTTTGCCTGCGAACAATCTTATCGTTCGAGCTATCAGGATATATCGTGTACCATGGCGCATTGTATCCGCGCTGAAAGCATGTGTAGAACGTTACCGTTTTACCCATATCTACTTGAGCTTTTAAGTCGCGCGGCAAATCATCGGTGCGCGCCGAAAATACATCGCTATCCACGATGCCTTGCAATATCTTGAGATTCCAGCCAGCGTGACCTTTCACGCCTTTTACTTGTTCAATAATTCCACGCAGTGCTAGCTTCGTATAGTGGCGTGCCAACCAAATATAACTACAGCTTCTATCGGTAGGCTTTCCTGGTTCAAGCTTCACATCACGGATGTATGGCAATACAAAGTCGGAGCCGGTGTAATCCTCATTGCTGATCGGAAATACAAAGAGCGGTTGCGAGCCGTATAAGCCGGACTTCTCATCGGCAAGCTTTACTTTTTCAAAGAATTTAGCGTCAGTGTTCGCATTCGGGATTATTTTATTTACCCAGTAGGTGTCGACAATCGCCGTCTTCCACTCAGCAAAGTCTGCGCCATCAAGCGGTGATGATACGACGCGTCCGGTCTGCAGTTGACCCCATACGCGCATTACCTCTTCTTCGCCTAAACCGCTTGCAGTACCGTCAGTGACTTTTGGATAGTGCTCAGGGAGTTCGGGGCTTGGCTGGTTGCCATCGAGCCGTTCGTACTCGTCGAATGGTTCAAACCACGTATCAGACCACTTCTTTGAGGCTTCGAGTGAGTCCGATAATTCATCTTCAAGCAAAAACGCCGACACTGGTAGAAATATTCCTTTCGGAACACTCCCACGTCGGGGCGGCGTTCGTATACCGGTAGTATACTACATTCTCATCGCTATAGCAACACTTATGTTTATGCATTCGTGTGCTGTTTCATGATGGTGTACGTGATATGGACACGCTTCACTTCTTTCGTAATGTTATCGATATCATAGTGGACATCGATAGCATCTTCAGCTACACCTGCTCTGATTAAATCCATCACCTTTTTAACGGCAATTTCCTGCGCATGCAGCGAGTCAAGCGCATCCAGCGATTCAGTCTGTGTCACCTTCACCGACCGCAGCTTATTGTCGTAGTACGATTCTGTGATGATTCGCTTACCAAACTCTACTGGCGCTTCTGTACTACTCATGGTTTTACCTCCTTGTCATCATGTTTAATCGTTTTTGAGGGCGGCGTGTCGGGGCTCTATTCGTTAGAGCACGGGGGTCTGTCAGGGCTAGGGTAGAGAATGCGTCAGTAGCATGGCTTGACCAATCGTGCACCGGTTCATTCTCGTAGCGCATCATCTTCTCATTCCATGTTTTGTGATACGACTTCAGCGCTTTGATGCCTCGGTCGCATTTCGTTTTATCGAAGTAGCAGCGCGGCAGGATTGTGCGGATTGCGCTGATTGCCTCCTCTTTCTTATTTGGCTTCGGTACAGTCTTGAAGTTAATGCCAAGCTTCATCGCTGTTTCCTTTCGGCTCATACCGCTTGATAACTCGCGCACCTCAATATCGTGCGGTGCGTAATGCTCGCCGTATACGTAGCCTCGTTTATCTAGTTCAGCAAAATAGAATGGCAATCCCTCACCTGAATTCTCGTAATAATCGATTACTCGTATCTCATTCGCATAGAGCTGGACAAACCATATAGACATGCTATCGTCGATTCCTAAATCCCAGTATGTGTTAACGCGTAGCAATGGATCATATGGTACGTCGCGTATTCGATTCTCATTCTCAGCACGACGCATACCGCCGCCAAAGTATGCGCCAGATACTGGCGCTTCAAATGAACAGTAGTACTCCTGGTCGACGAAAGCGTTTGCTTCCTCTTCAGATTGACCGCGCGCTAAAAATCGTTCGATTGTCCGCTTACGGATTTTAACCATCTGTTCAGGTGTGAAGACATTCGTATCGTCTACTGTCAGCACTGAGACGTATACGCCTGGGTCGTTCTTCCAGTTTTCAAGCATATACTTCAGCCAACTATCGCCATTCGCCGTACCATTGACAATAACTATACCGCCGTTCGCTTGAACGATCGGCTCGATGATATCGATGATTCGCGGGTCATGCATTTGGATTTCAGACAGTACAAATAGCTTACTGTTACCTCCACGAGCACGTCCGGGCTTAAAAAACGACATCACACGGAGTGATGTGCCGTTTATGAAATTTACTCGCTTCAGACTATCGTTAAGTCCATTGTCACGCCTATGCTTCCGCTCGCGTAAAGCCATCGGTATGAAATCAGTGAATGCTAAGCCATTGTTGGTCACCGATTCCCATAGGTTGTCGCGCGCCATATCGCCAGTTGGAAAACCATATTTAATCGTCTCGACGTTCTCTGCGCCATGCTCAATCGCCGCGTTCCAACTCGTTAAGTCCTTGCCGCCGCGGCGATGCCATATTAGTACAAATAGCCAATATTTTTTACCCTTATGCTTCCCTTCGCCGTGTAACGCATCCCAAAAATCCTTCTGATAGTCGCGCGCACGGTAGATGTGCGGCAGTTTAATTATCGTCATCCGTCTCCTCGTCTGCATGGTGGCGCGTTTCGATAACCAATTTCGACTCGCCGCTATTCTCTTGCTCGACTTTATTTTTCCAGCCAAAATTATTAGACAATGAAAATATCGTGCCAGCAACCGAACCTTTACTCGAATACAGCCGTTCTTCGGCAAACGACTCAATTTTCAGCTTTGCCGCTTTTATAGTGTCAGAAAACTCGTCGCGCTCTTCGTAATCAAGTAGTGTTTGTCTGGTAGTTCCCAAAAAAAGAGCTAGCCCCGTTATCGTGTACGGACGCTGCTCAGACACACGCTTTTTCTTCACAACAATTGGCTCAGCGTCCATGTCTTCAACCATGCGCCCTTTTTCATTCTCAACCAGCGGCTGCTGCAAAACTTTCACTGTCTCAATGTGCGGGTCGCAATACTTAAAATACGCCTTAATCTTGCGTTCAAGCTCTTTAACCGTCGCAAATTTCAGAGGTCGTCCGCCTGCATGTTTTCCATTTTGCTCAGCCAAAAGAAAATACCCCCTAGTATCATTAAAAATACCAGCTGGGGGTGCTGTATTTTTCATAATACACAAAAACGAGCATCCTGTCTATATTTCGGACCGCGTTTTCAAAAATCTGTTAGTTTGGATACTAGCGAGAAAAATAACCACTCTCGGGTGGTTATTTTTACTACCGCTCAACCACCAACTCAATACACCGCTTCTTATGGCACTTCATGCAAGCGGCTACGATGAAATAAGCACGCTCACCTTTATAGCCCATGCTTTGCTTAATTTGTTCAGCGGTTCGCTCCGGCTTAATAGTCTGCTTAAATCTCTGCCAGTCATGCTCACAGGTGTCGTTGTATTTAATGCAACGCTGTTGTTTACGAGCTCTAGCTTCGGCAATTTTATTTTTTGTAGCCTGTCTTATTGCGGAGAGGTTCATTTATAAACTCGTCAATTATCGCTTTAATTCTAGACTGCGTCTTGTCTATTTCATCTGGCACTAAACCAGATAAATCTACGATTAGCCCGCTTATGGCACTTGTTGCACTGGATGGATGGTTTTAATTCATTCTTCGCCATTTCTCTTATTCAACTCCTTAGTAATATTGCGAATAAATCGTCCTACATGTATTCTGGCACATGTTTCGGCGTTATTCTTACTCATCTTAGTTTTCTTCCGTAGCACCTTTTGCATATCGAAAAAGATAGGAGCAATAACGTCGGCAAAGTATTGTCCGATAGCCGCCTCTACTGCGTGCTGGTCGATTACCATTTGACAGTAATTCTTATCGTCAAAGTTGCTCAGTAATAGGTCTACATATTCGGCAGATTCCATGCTTGAACGTTTTGCTATCGAGATACCTTCTTTTGATAATTCATCTACCTTGTCTAGCCATTTTTGGTCTTGGTCGGATATTTTAATACTCATGCTCAACTCCTTTCACAAAAAACAGCCACCGCGTCATTCCAGATTTGTCGCCGAAAGCTGGTTTTTGAGGTAATATTTTTAGTAATTCTGTGGTTTTAATATCACGCTCGCTCCACTTCATAGCGACGACGCAGCCAGGCTTTACGACGCGTAGACACTCACTCAATCCTTTGCTTAAGGTCTCTTGCCAGGTGTCTTTGTCTAATTTGCCGTATTTTTTGGCGAGCCAGCTGTTCTTTCCGCAGTCGATGAGGTGGGGCGGATCGAAAACGACGAAATAAAAGCACTCATCGGGAAACTTCATGTCTGTAAAGTCCATAAGAAAATCTGGGTTGACTTCTAGTGTCCTGATTTTGCCTCTGTCTTTCATCTCGACAGTTTCGCGGCGACGATCTATGTACAGAATATTTGGGTGACCTTTTTCAAAGTAAAACATACGTCCACCACAGCAAGCGTCAAGTATGGATGTTGTAGTAGTTTTCATTTCTCCTCATACTCCCTAACCAGCTTCATAATACTTTCGGCACAATCGCTCTTTATACAATTAACCCATTTGCAAAAATCGTCTGGGTCAACTTGTTTATGCTCGTACATCAGGGTTAAATCGCCAATCCTGAAAGATAATCTATCTACGATAAACTTGATACGAGTCATTAAATCTTCGTCTGTCATTATTTCTCCTCCAGTAACTCAGGATTTTCGTGGATATTACCTACAACTTTTACACTAAAAAAGTCTGACTGAGCCACCAAGGCAATGCTGTTCACCGCTTCGTCTAACTCTGGTTTTAGATTAAATGCAGTATACTTCTCATCGCCGCACCATTTAACTACGTGTATTGTAGGTTCTGTCCAATCGCTATGTTTAACCTCTACAATATCTTCTGCATAAATATTTTTATTATTTTCGTCTTTCAAACTTATAAACTTCTCAATCACCAGTCGTCTCTCAATAGGAATCGGCTCATTGTCGCCCTCAAGCCTTGCTGATACGAGTTTATCGCCTTGCCAATGCAGCGACACGACTTTGCGCATGCGTTTTTCTAGATTATCCCAAGCGCGGAATTTAATATCACGCATTACTGCCTCCTTCCAGCTCTTTAAGTTTTTTAGCAACATCTTTAACATATTCTCCGCCATATACATCTTGGCAACGTTTATCTAGCAGTTTAAGTATTTCAGCTAGTGAATAGATACATTTTGGATCACGCTCCTCTAAAGGACCATAACAGCTACAGTGTCCTAGGTCTATCAGTATGAACTTACCAGTGTTATCTTTAAGCACCGCCGCACCATCTCCCTCGTAATCACCCACTTCATAGTTATAGATAAGATATTCATAGGCTTCTTTGTCTAAATATTTTAAATCATATTCATCTAAAGAGTCCCTGCCAACGTTATAGATTTGCATCAGTCAACTCCTAACTCTGCTATGCCAATTCGCTCTAATGCCATCTCGCTTGCCATAACAAAAACATAGGCAGTGCTAACACTAGCCGCTTCGGGAATCGGCACACCAATCAGATACTTTGTGTCATTTTCTAATTCTTTAATTTCACTCACAATTCCCAAAGCACCGCACCATTTGTGGTTTTCATTGAACTGCACAACGTCGTTGAGTTTTAGTTTTGTCATAGCACGTCCTCCGCCTTGACAATCTCTGCATCACCAGCGGAATCTGCCTCTGACACATCTCTAACATCGTAGCCCCAAATCTCGTCAAAATCGACATTTACGAGGTTTTGTTCGTCTTGCACGCATCGTTTGGCGACTTGTTTTGCCTGCTCAAGATTGTCGGCTTTAATAAAAATTCTTCCCATGACAGTTTGTTCAATTTCTGCTTCGTAAATCATTGACATCTCCTTTCTCTATGTCCACACCGCCTCCAACCATGAGATGCCCATCTTCCAAAAATCTATGATATAAACTCTTACCCGAGCTAGTGACTGTGTAGGGCAAGAATACTTGCGTCGTCGTTACCATCTTCGTTTCTATGATAGCTACTTGAGCGTCTACCCAATCTTTAGTAATGCGCCAGGCTGTACGACGTGCTTGCTCTTCAAGGCGACTTTTTGGCACAGCACGCTGGCGCTCTAGCACTTGAGCAACTGGCCGCCAGTCGGTAGGTAGGCTAAATGCCAATTGTTGACCATTGAGCTCCAATTGAAAGCTTAGAGCGACAACATTGCCTGTATCGTCATACTCGGTCATAATACGCTTTGCGCCAACATAGGCGAGCTTGCCTTGAATCTCGCTCAGTGTTTTTTCAACAGATATGCTAGTTGTATAATTTTTTAATGCCATTATAATCCTCCTTATCTACACGAAATCGTGTATTTTGGTTTACTTTCAATTTTCAAATTAAAGTAAAATGGTGGCTTAGTTTAATTTCGTTACATCATCCACGTCTCGCCATCGTCATATGGATTAACGCCGTTTACAAACTTGCCGCAATTAGGACACATTGAGGCAGCGTCAGGGTAACTTCCAACACGATACGGCTTTAGCGATGCTTGGTAGGCTTTCCAGTTTTTGCTGTCGCCGCGAATAAGCAATATCTCGTCATCGCAACAATCGCGTTTCACCATCCACCTATTGGCGTCCATATTGTCTGTATAATCAAACACCCAATTACACCATTCGATTTTAGGGGTCATTGCGCTCTCCTTAACTGCCCCTTAGAATAATCTTTTTGCCATCTTTGAGTTTGAAGCCGCTTCTGGTAGTGTTGTTAAACTGCAGACATCTTTGTTCAAATAGATAGTTGAACACTCTGCCAAGAACCAAGGCGTAGCAGCCATCGTCAAGCCCGATTTGATCAGCCACATATTGTTTAGAATCTTGGTCATACGGTATATCAGGCTTCAAGTTCCACACTCTGCTACCAAGCTTTTCTTCAGCGATTTGCTGAATTTCGGCTAACGCGTCTGCGAGATCGTCTACATTGTCTATCTTCACCTCAAAGCCATCACCGTCGTAAGTACCTGTATTTCGATATTTACAAGCTAACTTATCCAGAGGACCAATTGATAAATCCATGTAGCTGTTTGCTAAGTACAGCTTGTGTCCGTCGTCTACTTGTAATGTTATTCTAAATCCCATATATTCCTTTCCTTATTTACACGATTTCGTGTAGTTTAGTCGTGTTCTTATGTCAAATATATGTAAAGTACATGTATGTTGTTTACATATTTTATCCGTAGAGCGTGTTTTTTAGATAAAACGTCCTACGGGTTCAACCGCATAACTGGTACTGGCAAGAGCGGTGGATACTTTAAGGCTGCTTCTTTTAATTCCTGACGGTCAAGCTAACACTTTGGTACGCAACCTCGCACGCAGAGCTGTCTCGTTACGGCAGATGCTTCAACTATTGCCAGTATCGGCTATATAAGGTGATGATTTGCCGAGTTTTAATTTCCTCGAATGTGAGGGAATTAGGTTTCGTAAAGTCACATCACATGCTTTTGCAATAAGCACAGTACGGAGTTTAACCGTCGGGGTCGCTAACCATACGATTCTGCGCGTCTACTATTCCGCCACTTATATAGCCAGTTGATAGCACTAGCACGGACTTAATGTCATTTCTGCCGTTACCTTTTTATGAGCTATAATCACTACTCAGACACTAATGCTACCAATTGAACAGACGATACACGTTGCACTGCGGGTATATGAGCCGACTCACAACGTTTCACGATTTTTGAATACGCGCCGGTGTGGGCTGGCGCGGCATTATGAAAGGAATGTGCATATCATCTGCCCAGTTATGCGGTTGAATTGTTAATGTTCACCCAGTTTTTCGACGTATGGTAGGTCAATGGCAAACGGCGTTTATATGTTCATGTTTATCTGCGAATCGCCATCGATCCGCTTCTTACTGGTTGCAAGATAGTGCGATCCGGTCAGATTACTATCAACGTAATTGTCGGCCAGAATATTGACGAACATCATCGCGTCACGGTTATCCATGATGATAATGCCGTCATTATTGTCTGTCATGAGTGCCAAGTTCATTTCGTCAGCATGATCAACGACCCTTTGTCGGTCTGGTAGATGTTCAACGTCTAGCTTTAGCAGTGTATCGGTCAACGACCTGCTGTTGTCGGCCAGCTCACCTAGCGACAACCCCTCTGGGAATGACAACGCAAACTTCTCAGTTAGATGTTTGGCGATTCGCCTGGTTACAATGTCGCTTGATGGATCTTGCCTGAATAGGTTGACGAACTTCTTTGGATTGAATGCGAACACTTTACCGCCAGCGATTAGCACTTGGTTATTGGGTGGTATCTTGAACGCTGCGTCGGCATCAAGCTCGCCAAAGTCACTGCCGCTAACTTGCCACGTGAGACTCCCGCTCAACATCTGCGACCACTGCAGCTGTTTGGCGATGTAAAAGGTCTTGTCTGGATCTTTTGGGTCGCTAAACCGCGCTACAATACCGTGCATACGCTTCAGCTCGTGTTCTTGTTCATTGAACTCAGAGATACGATCGTCTCCGAGAAAATAAACGAGTGTCTCAGCACGCTGGATGCTCTCAAGCTCGCTGTATAGCAAAACATTTTCCATTTGATCGTTTGTCGCGTAGTCCCTGATAGATAATCCGACAGCTGCCCCAGTCTCCACAAAATTGATCATGTCGTAAAGAAATAGTGATCGCATTTGGTCTTCTATGGTCGATGTTTTCAGTGGTAACACGTATGGCGTAAAGTTTTTATTGAAAATGAATAGGTCAATGAGTAGGTTTTTCTTATGTGCGTCAGCCCAGTTCGCCCACTGGAATATGTCGAATTGATTGTCGTCAATCACTTCTCCCACCAAAATCCTTTCTGCTCAGCCTCAGCCTCAGACTGTTTGTCATCCTTCAGACTACCAGCTGGCTTATTATTTATCTTGACCGCTATATCTACGCTCCGAACGCCGTGCTCCAGCAGCTATTTCTTGGCTCGCTTAGCGTCGGCTTCGGTAGCGTAGGTTTTCGCGTGCGGTTTGTTTTTCTCGTCGCTCCAACGAACCGTGAATGTGCAATTCATTAGAGACATTACGCAGCCTCCAATTTCTTGCGCTTGCGGCGCTGCTTTTTGCGAAGTGCTTTTTTAGTCATTTGGCCTCTCGATCGTGCCGCCAAGTAACTCAAGACGTTTGGTAAACTCTTCCTCAATATCTTTGTCGCTGGGTGAATAAAATGTTTCAAATCCAATAGTAAATTCAAGCTCGCTTTTGTTTAGGTCAGGTATACTCTCGTACCGAAGATTGAATCGTTTACCGTCAATGTCAGCATTGACCAATCTATACATCTGCTTGCCAATCCAGACCATATGTGGAATTGTGAATGATGTGAGTCCTGCCATTTTCTTACAGCCCCACAATCCACAATATTGCCTTAACCAATACTGCTATAATAGCTACTCCGACTAGCGAAACTAAAAACCCGCCGATCAGATAGCCTATGATATCTGTCACCTTCTTCATTTTGTCGTTCATAATTCCTCCTTTATAGTTTTACTTAGCCCCTCAAAGCCGCGGGCTTCTACATACGCCCACCTCCCGAGAAACGAGCGCGGACAGTCGCCAAAGGTACGAGGCGCTTTTTACAAAAGCTGTCCTAAAATTGCGATACTACCCGCAGCTTAAAGAGGCTAAATTGTTAAATACGATGTTTCGGCACGCTCTTACGCGCCCTGTTGCTGTAACTCTCGGCGCAGCAGCTGGCTTTCTGTCAGTTCTTCGCTCTCAGCCTTGCGATGTTCATCAGCGATAGCCGAGACTTCATCGATAATGTCGATGTCCGCCAGCGTCATCTGATCGTAAAACCAGTTACCAAGCTCAAACCTGTCACAGAACTCCGCTAACGGCTCATCTTTCAAGTGCAAATCGAGCGCGATAGCATCAAGCTCATCAGACGGATACTCAAATAGCAATTCTGCCAGTGTCCTAATGATTAATTTTCGGCTCACTATTTCTCCTTTCCTTAAAATGGTATTTCGCTCAAATCAATCGGTGTGTCGAGGTCGATATCCTCGGTTGCTTTCGCTGTTTGATTAGTCGTTGTGTTTGTCGCTTTAGCGTCGTCTTCGGCGTATCGCTCCGTGGCTGGCGCAGCATTATTGCCGCTACCCTTGGCGTCGCTCAAGAACTGGAACTGGTCGATGATGACTTCAGTGGCTTTGCGCTTGATATCATCTTTCTCCCAGATTCTCGTTTGCAATCTGCCGGTTATGCCAATTTGCTTGCCTTTCGGTGCGTACTCTGCCAGCAGTTCAGCTGCCTTATTCCAAGCCACGCAATCGATAAAGCTTGCGTCGGCATCTTTGCCGTAGCCATCAACCGCTAGTGCGAATGAGGCTACGGACTTGCCGCTATTCGTCGTTTTGAGCTCAATGTCTCGGACGACGCGGCCGATTAGAGTTACTGTGTTGATTGCTGCCATATTTAGAAACTCTTTTCCTCGCGAATCTCCACGCCTGGGATTTCACGTAATCCATTAGCGACGGCTTCGCGAATTAGCTTGTCGCTCGGCTCGCACAAGTAGCGTGGCACTAACTCAGGATTGGTAACCGTGAATACCGTTTTGGTTTTGATGCCAGATTTGACGGTTGGCTGCTGTGCTTTAGCCGCCTTGGCTGCCTCAGCTTCGGCGATTTCCTGCTCGCGTTTACGTTGTGCGGCTAGTTTCGCAGCTTCAGCTTCATCACGCTCGGCGGTTGTCAGCTCGTCTTTACGTGTCAACAACTCGTTGATGGCTTTAGTGAATGCCAGCTTGATTTCAGCGTGATTTTGGTCAGCTTCAGGTAGCTCAGCGAATATCTGCTTCAGTTCAGCACCTCGCTCATCGCACGCTTTCTGGCTACGCAATGATTTAGCATTGGTGTCAAACTTTGCACAAATAACATCAACACGTGCCGCTTCTTCTTTTGCCAATCGCTCCTGTTCCTCTTGATAAGCGAGGATTTTCTGGCTGATGTTCTCCAGTGCCTCTTCAGCTGGCGCCAGAACGTCTTTTTCAGCGTCGATGAATTGCGACTTGACTCTGTCGAAGTTGCGAGTGATCGCCAACCGTGCATTTTTAACTTCAGTGCGGTGCGAGGTGATCAGCTTGCGGATTGCAACTGCTTCTTTGGCGGTAGCGTCGTCAGTTATCTCTTTGGCTTTGGCCTGCTCCAAAAGCTCTTGTGATTTGATTTTGAACGGCGATATCGTAGCAACCTGCGAATCGACGTATTCTTGTAGTTGTGACATATTCCTCCTTTACTTCCTGTCTGCTTCAGATTTACCAAGGCGAGCGTCAGTCATTTCGACGCGTGAGCTTGGAATGGTTGGTTTGGCAGCCGCTTCAATCTGCTCTCGGCTTGCCAATGTCGGCGCCGGTGCAATCCACGCGTACTCAGCGTCGCCTCTTACTCCATCGACGATTTTCGTGAAATCTGGCTCAATGTAGCGGCCTAGCCGGCCAGTGCGGTCTTTGGCGACGTACTTGTCGCTGGCTGGATCAACGATGATCAGGCGCTTAGTGTCGCCAGTCTCGGTGTCATTTATCGTCGTCATGTAACCGACGATGTCCACCAGATTGACCAGTTCCTCAGATAGCCTTGTGGCGACCATCGGACGTTTGATGACACGTCCGTCGTCGTCTTTCTCTTGAACGTGAGCCACAATGACGATGTGCTTGCCGCTGTCACGCATGGTTTTCAGAAAGTTTCGCATGGTTGATTTTAGCCAGCCCCAGCCAGCCATGGTCGGGTTGCCGTCACGCTGGACCAGTTTGCTGTCGGCTCTATTTCGCATGTAGGCGATCAACTTCTCCATCAGCTCGCCAATCGGGTCGATGATTACCGTGTCGTAGTCTTCAGTGAGTGCAATTTGCATGAACTCCTGCATATCGTCCCATTTTTCAATCAGCGCCACGTCGGCCGCGATGCCGCGAAGTCCGAAGTATTTGCTACCGTTCTCGCAGTCAGCGATAATCGGTCGTGGTGCAGTGGCTGCAAACGTTGTTTTACCAACACCGCCCTCGCCATACACAACCATCAGAATTGATGGTTTTTCGGTCGGATCTAAACTATTAAAGACTTTCATATTCTCCTTTCTTTTACAGGCTCCAGTCGCCCAGCTCCCTCACCTCCTCGATGAGGAAATTCGGCTCGCTGTCGCCAAACTTTATGATCTCGTCGACACACGTACGCAGCTTGCGTTCGCCAGCTTCGACAAAGTCGATACCGGCAATCATGAATTGCACGCGGTATGGTGCGACGGACTCAACCACACAATAGGCAAACTTGACTAGCGCCGGATCTAGTTCTAGGCTTGACGCCGTCACCAGCGTGTAAACTGCTGATTGTAAATCGTAGTGCATTGACTGTGCGGTTTTGAAAAACTTGTCGAACTTTGTGGTAGTTTTCAGGTCGGTTATCATGGCCGATTCATTAGTGCGAATCAGTACGTCCGCTTTGCCTTTCATATCTACGCCATCGGCGGTGCGAGCGTACATTTCGTGTTCAAAGGTAGCACCTTTGGTAAAAATGTATTGCTTCACTAGCGGGTGGTTCTCGATATTCTTCAAAATCTGATCAGCAGCCTTGAACATGCCTAGAGTGATAATGTGTTTGCCGGCGGCTTTCTGCTCATCGCGCCACATCTTGGATTCTTTCGAGTAGAAGTTTTCAAATGGGCTGATAGCGAATTGGTCTTCACCGCCGAGCACCAGCATGTGAACTAGCTGTCCTAAGTCGATAGCCTTGCTGTCTAGGTCTGGCAGGTCTCCGCGTTTAGCGGCAACTGCGTAATCGATACCGTGATCGAGAATCAACTTCATTGACGAATATGACCACTCTGGTCGGCTGTAGTAAGCGTCTGCCACTTACGCCTCCCCCGCCAAAGCTCGGTCAAGAAATGTTGGATCGATTAGGTTTTCCAATTTCTCCAAAATCTCACTTTCACTCATTTCCATTTAACTTTCTCCTTAAAATTAGTAGCATTTCACCTTGCCATCCCAGCACGATGTCCACGCTCTCCAGCCGCTTATGTCCCAGCTACGTCGGTCTTTGTAGATCCTATATGCCAGTGCCACGTTGTACTCCGGATCGTATCGCCTGTCGGTCACGTCATGGATTGAGTTGTTTTGAAATAACCCAGCATCGTTCGTGCCGTCGGTGTTGTAATTAAAGCTCTTCGAATTACACCCACTCTCAGCCTTCATAACCGCCATAGCGATGTCCACATTCCAGTCATATTTAGCGACCAGCGGTCGAAACCCCTCGCAGACACCTGCGCCAGCTGCCTCCACAGCAGTTTTTGGCGGCGCAGATGCATGAGCTTCGACCGCTGCGACCTTAGGCTTCAGTAGCGCCGGTCGCTCGCTCGCTACTTTACGGCTTTTAACTGTTGAATCTGCTCAGAGATTCTTGTTTCCAGCTGGTTGTTTTTGGATTCCTGGTACTTCACTCCCAGTCCGAACCCAACCACGCTAGCGATTAGCGCCACGATGGTGATGGTTTTAATGCTTTCAATAACGTTTTTCCAATTGATTTTTTTCATAATCTTTTCTTCCTTTTTATGTTTAGATTTTTTAGTAACTCCAAGCTGCCCAGGTGCCGGTGGCTTGCTTGGTTTCTGATGCTGAATTTTCGTCAGCTCGTATTCTAAGGCGTCTTCGTTAATAGCTGCCTCCTTTCTTGGTTAAATATCCCCTTGAGAAGCCAGCTGTCTATGTCGCCACTGTATAATTTCTTTGGCCGATCCGCTTAAGTTTCGCAAAGTTCAATCATTGATAACTCTCAGAAGTCGCTACAAACAACAATCGAGCGACCTCGGTCAAGCCATCAAAAGAGGGGCGAGCCTTTGCGATGCTCGCCCCTCTGAAATTGGGTCTAACCTAAAAAATCACCGCAAAGGTGATTTACGAAGTGCCAAATTGTCCAAAAAAGAACTCTCTGATTAACAGAGAGTTTCTATAGTTCCATTATACTCCCTACCCTACTCTCTCGGGGCTAATTTTAAGTATTTTATCATCC